CCTCAATATTATTCGTCGTTGATATGATATCACGAGTCACCGATAATTCTTTATTGGCGTTGAGTGCCGATACCGTATAATCATCGGGTGAAGAATATTGGTGTTGAATCCATTTGACCTGTTTGAGTTCGGCTAAAGTTTGATCACAAACAGAATTATCTAGGACATTACTATATATTTTTACATAGTAAGGTAAATGTTTTTGCATGGTCAAAAGTTTTGTCAATTCATGAATCCTCTATTAGTTAGTCTTTCAACTTTTTTCACTTCATTGTTTTCTTTAACATCATTTGATATGGCTGGATGTGCCTGAATACAATGCTTGAATCTTTCAAGATGATCATCTATTAGATTGATTTGGCGTAAGGCTTCATAGTTTCCAACTGAAATCACACCAGTTGAATCAATGTCCATCTGTGCCTGTATTGAAAGACGTTTAAGCCAATATTCGGCTTCGGAATTTTGTAACTGATCATTTGTGAATTTAGGTAGACTCTCATATATCTTATATAGACAGTTGAACTCTCTTATGGCACCAATCATTGCAAATTCGATTTCTTCTAAGTCTAGATTTTTTTCTTCCTTCATAAACTCATCGGTAACAGTATTCAATTCTGACATAACTTTTCTACGACTTATATCCATTCTCTTGATCGAATAGTATTTAACTTGCAATTCGGTCACACACTGATCAAACTGCCTTTCTATAGATACATGTTGATCAACAACAAACTTTTCTAATTGATAGTATGATCTACCATTAAAAATTTCAGCAAATGATTCTTTAAGTTTGTTCTGTTTGCTTGTAATGTCGTTGATATCTTGACTCAACTTGGATAAATTTTGATTTTTCATTATGTGTCTCTCATTGGTTAAAAAGAATATGCACGGTCTCTACCAGGTCCTGCGGCCGCAGGCGAAGATGATACAGTATCATTAGAATATAAAATATTTTGCACGGAAGTGGTAAAAGTTGGACCTGGAGTGGTTCCTTTTAAAACGAAACCTCTAGTGCCATCTCCTAAATAACTAACATGTAGTTTAGCGGTAACAGATAGTGGCGTCGCAGCGGTTGTTTCGGTTGAAAAACTTGTTTTGTCTACTGTAGAGCGATATGTTGCGGGAGCAGTGAGCCCGGCGGCGAAGTATGCTGAAGCAGGGTTACCAAAGCCAGCAAGACCATATCTAGACGCAGATAAATTTGCGCCAGGAACAGAAGCATTTGTTTCTGTAGCAAAAGTGTTTCTCTCCGTAGTAGCAGTCGAAAGAGTACCTGGGTTTCTTCCACCAGTATAAAATCCTTTAGTATCGTTTCCTACACCAACGCCTTCATATCGTGCAAATATCATATTTGCAGTAGGAACGGCAGCCTTTGTTTCTGTAGAGTAAGTTACTCTTTCACTAACGGGAGTCGCAGGTGTCGTGCCGCCACCAGTAAAAAATCCTTTAGTGCTGTTTCCGGCGGACAGAATACCTCTTCTAGCAGGGCTTACGTTTAAACCGGGAGCAGCAGCCGTGGTTTCGGATGAAAATGTTGTCTTATGTGATGTGGCTACAACAGGAGTGCCGGGTACTTCCCCACCACCAGTAAATCCTTTTTCTGTATTTCCCATTCCACTGGACAGTCCTATTGCGACGCTAAGAGAAGCAGCAGGCGTAACCGCTCCGGTTTGAGTAGAGTATGTATATTTTTCGGCTGTAGATGAGTTGGACACCGACGGCGGAGACACTCGGCCGCCCATGGTGAATCCTTTAGTTAAAGAACCTTTCCAGAAATTTGATTTACCATAACCATCGGCTGCTAGTCGAATAGCACCAGAAGCAACCCCATACAATCCTCTTACGGCAGCAGAGCCTAATGCTCTTGTTGTATTAGTTGCTGCCCCTAATTCGGTGTTAATCGCAGCAAAATTGATTGCGCCGCTACTTGGAAGAGGCATTATTGTTTTCCTCTTAGACTATTTACCTTATCAGATAAAAATTCGATCTGTTTTTGTTGTTCTTTGATTGCTTCTATTAGAAGAGGTACTAGTTTGTCATATTGAACTGTCTTATAATCTTCACCAGACTTAGATACTTCCTTACCATCTACATACTCGGTGTCAAATGGCGCTCTTTTGACAATTTGCGGAAGAACTTTTTCAACATCTTGTGCAAGAACACCAACATGTTCTTTGTCGTCATCGTATCCAAAATTCTTTGCAAGGTCGTTATTCTTATATATAACGCCATATAATTGCATCAATTTTTCTAGTGGTGATTCAATTGGCGAAATAACGGTCTTTAGACGTTTATCAGAGAAGTAGGCGGTGATTTCGTTTGTTGCTCTAATTTCACCAGCAGTACCTGACGCACCAGTGTTGACACCAATAGAGTTGAACTGAGAGTTTTGTGTCGTGCTAGTGAATGTTGCGGCAGAGCCAGAAATTGAACCGGAAGATGTGATATAACCACTAGGATTGGTAGAGTTATATGGTGTATAACCAAGCGCCGTTGTTACTTGTCCTGAGGTAATAGAACCTACGGTATCAGCAAAACCAGCAGAAATTTTTTGCCAAGCGCCGAGAGTATTATTTTCATTATATCTAATAGCAATGTATGGTGTAGTAACGTTTCTTGGATATGCTATTTGCATACCATATGAACCAGCACCTGTTGCAACATAATCATTGCCTAATCCGATATATTCAGAATAATATTGAGAGGCACTATTAACACCAGGACCATTACCTGATCCTTGAATAAATCTCCATCCAAAGTTATAAGAAGGATTTGTAGCATCAAATGAGGTTCTTGTAGAATGAATGTCGCCCATGTTATTGAATAGACGATGTTCGTCTGTCATATTATCAATAATAGAAGCACTTAAAGTGCCACCTAATGTCAAGCTACCTGTTGATGTGACAGTTCCGGATAATGTTAGTCCAGATACTGTACCTGTTCCTGAAACTGAGGTTACACCAGATGAAGTAACATAACCAGCAGAGCCAGTAACAGACGTTACACGACCATAGGCATCTACAGTAATAGCAGAAATGCCGGTTGAATAAGTTGCTGCACCAGCACCAGCGGTTGCCAAGTCAATTGTTGGAGCAGTACCACCAGAACTTGTAATACGGCCAGTTGTACCAGAAACGCCCGTGACTGTTCCTGTACCATAACCTGCTGAACCTGAAACAGCACGAACACGACCATATTCATCAACTGTAATAGAAGATATACCACCCGATACAGCAACGTTAGTAGCAGTTGAATATGTAGCAAGAGAAACTGTACCGGTTGTGGTAATAGTACCACCTGTAAGACCGACACCTGTAGCAACGGATGTAACGCCGCCGCTTGTAACCGCTTGGTTTGCTGCGGCAGTAACACGACCAAAGGCATCAATTGTAATGACAGGTATTGCAGAAGCACCACCATATGTGGTTGCTGTAACACCAGATGGTGATTGTGTGATTTGTATCGAATCGTTTGTTGCATTAGGAATCAATACAATGTTGTTTGATGATGAAATTGTTAATGTATCAGCGTTTGATACTGCATCCAAATTTGTACCACCAGCAGCAACTCTAAAGAATGCCAACTGTGCAGATGTGTTGCCTCTGGTAAATGCTGCGTTAGTAACAACCCAGTTCTGACCTAATTGTGTGATGGTCGAGTAAGTCGCTGCGGCATAGGCATTTGCACTATTAGCCATAGCACCAGCATAATTATTTGCGGCTGTAGTGGAGGTATTGGTATATGCTCTTGCCGTTACCAAGTTGGCATCTACAATGGTCTGTGTCCAGGCATTACCGGAGTTAGCCATAGCACCAGCATAATTGTTGGCCGATGTTGCTACAGAATTTACCTTATCAAAAGCACCATTAGAATTGTCATAAGATGACTTGATCCATACAATAGCATTAGCACCACCTAGTGTCAAGTTACTAGTATTGATATCTGCAACCAATACGGCATTGACCATATTGTTACCACCAGGAACAAATGTATTGTTGGCTGGTTCTTGATCATAACCATTGAATAGATAGTATTGCTTATCGGTAGCATCACGAACAAGACCAGTATGAACATTAGCACCAGTGGTATTGCCGTAGTTAGCAATGAAACCAATATCTAAAAAGTCTGTGCCAGAATAGTTGTTAGCAGCAAGATAGATTAGGGAATCACCAACTGACAGGTTGTTTGATGAAATAATTGTAGAACCACCAAGTAAAGTTAGATTACCGGTGATTGAAAGATTGCCAGTGATTGTTTGTGACGCTGCGGTTAGTTTGATATATGTACCATCAGCATATGTATTGGCAGAGTTAGCCATAACACCAGCATAGTTATTGGCTGCTGTAGTGGAGGTATTGGTATATGCTCTAGCAGTTACTAATAGAGTATCAGAATATGCATTTGCAGAAATTGCCACGGAAGATGCATATGTATTAGCATTTACACCAACTGACTCTGCATAGGAATTGACAGAGTTAGCCATTGCACCAGAGTAATTGTTAGCAGCAACAGCAGTATTAGCAAGGTTATTAGCAGTAGTATTTGATAAACTAAAGGATGAATTAATAACACCAAATGCACTATTGACCGCAGTATAAGTGGTGTTGGTAAGACTATAACCGGCATTAGCGGTTGTATATGCCGTATTAGCAGTATTGAAAGCAGGAGTTACCTGAGGTGCTACGTTATTGGCGGCAGCAAAGGCCGCCGCTGCATTGTCTGCCACACCATAAACAAATGTATTGACGCTGTTGGCAAAGTTGTAGGCAGAGTTACCTATCACATACGCTGCGTTGGCCGTATTAAAAGCAAATACAACATTGTTAGCCGTATCATGAGCCGAATTGGCTACACCAAATGCGCCGTTTGAGTTTGTATAGGCAGCATTTGCCTTATTGAAAGCGGGAGAAAAGTCAGTGACGATGCCAGTAAGAGCCGCACCATTACCTACAAAGTAAGTGGCACTGACGTTAGCAGCGGCTACTAGATCATTGACATAGGCTGTATTAGAGGTAACATTAGCGACCAACACATTGTTACCAACAACGAGTCCATGACGGACTCTAAATTCTTTATTGTCTGACACCCAAGTTCCCTTTCCCTTAGGATGATGTTATCTAGCCGCTAATTTAAACCTATAGAAGTCCACTACAGTGTTAGCATTGGCTGAGTTAATAATCAAGTTCACGTTGGATGAATAAAGATTGGCACTAACAGTATATAGTTCGGAATTGCCTGTAAAGATCGTTCCGTATTCGGTTAAGAAAACATTTGCTCCGTTATGTGTAAGTAGAACTTCTGTAGAATGAACGTTTGAGGAACTTACACCTTGAATGATATACTTTGCTGTTCTATATGTATTAGCAGAGAAGCTATCTATGACATATGAAACTGTGGCAGTACCAGTGTTAGCATTGCCTGTTAGAACATCAGCAAGAGCGACATAATCAACTGTACCACCTGATGGTGATGTTTCAACCCACTGACTTGAATCAGCGTCAGTATAGTAGATGTATAGACGGCCACCAACTGTGTCCCACCAAAGAGCGCCGGCTGAACCGACTGGAGGAGTAGGACCAACATTGATAGTTGCTGCGGATGCTGCTAGATTTGCCTTATCAAATGCCGCATTAGCTACCGTAAAGGCAGCATTGGCAGTATTATAACTTGGTGCTACCTGAGGTGCTACGTTATTGGCTGAATCAAATGCAGCATTGGCTACATCATATACAAACTTTAGGTTTGCGCCAATCGTTAGAGTATCAGTAAGGAAGTTACCAGTGATCTCAATATTGTTACCAGGATTGATGGTAAGAATATCAGTTGGTGATGTTGATACTAAGAGAGTGCCGTTGGCATTAACGGTATAGAATGTATTAGCACTACCAGAAATCTGCTGAATGTTATTAGATGGATCTTTATAGAAGATTTTACCATCGGCATAGTTAAGCGCAATTTCACCATGTTCCAACTGGGTTGCAGTAGGAAGATGTGCAGATACCGAAGATTTCTTTAGTCTAATAGTTGTGTTGGCCATTAAAAGTCGTCAGTCTCGTTTTCCGGCTCTACTACATTAACAACTTTTAAAGCGACCTCATTATTAGCCTTCTTAGGAGGCTCATATGGAACTTTAGTTCCTACAACACCTGTCACATATGGCGCAACAGGAGTCTTTATTTCTTTAACCGCTTCCTCACCTACAGTTGTAGATTTCTTCTTATTTATTACAGCTTTTTTAGGTGAAGGAACAGATGGTACCAGCTTCTTTAGTTCTTTGATCTGACCATCCTTTTCGGCTGCCTGCTTCTTTAGATCATCAATAATGCCTAGTGCTTTAGTAAGTTCGGCATTCTTCTCAACTAACATCTTCTTGGCTTCACCGATTTGATGATTCAAAGTATCCATATGAGATACCTTGTTCTTCATATCATTGAAAGAGTTTTCCCAGTTTGTGGCATTAGCCATCGCACGGTCAACTTCTTGCTTATTGCTCAAGTGTGTGTTTAGTTCATTCTGTAACGAAGCAATAGCGGTATCCTTCTCCTTTACTTGATCTTCCAATACTCTCAACTGTGTCTTTGTTTGTAGCAAAGTGTTGATGTATTCATGCACCATAGTCATGGAATTTTCAACGTAATAATTTATATACTTGTTTGGATCACTCATAGTTTAGACTCCACTTATATGAGAATTAGAAACCGCCTCCGTCTAGGATACCAAAGAATGGTACGCCTGATGCGCTGGCTTGTAGCACTTGTCCTTCTGTACCAGCACCAGTAACCTGTAGAGGACCAGTTGCATTACCGAATAGGACACCATTGGTCGTGAAGGTTGTGTTACCAGTACCACCCCATGGCACGCCGATTGTATTAGCAGTCCATGTGCCGATTGTTACGTTACCTAGACCAGTGATATTGCGGTAGTTACCAACAACTAGAGCCTCTGGAACAGTACCAGTGTTCATGTAAGAAGCGTTAGCAGCATGTTGATCAGCAACGTTAGCTGTATTGAATGCTGCGTTGGCTACAGTGTAACCAGCATTGATTGATGTATAAGCTGCATTAACGACAACGTATGCAGCGTTTGATGATGTATATGCAGCATTTGTAACTGTGTAGTTCATATTTGCCATTGTATAGGCAGCATTAACTACATCATATGCGGCATTAGTTGTAAGATAGTTCTGATTGGCCATTACATATGCGGCATTAGTTACCGTATAGTTCATGTTTGCCATTGTATAGGCAGCGTTTGTGGTATCGAAGTTTGTCTTGATCCAAACGTATGCGTTAGCGCCGTTAAGTCTTAGATTGCCAGTGATGATATCGGCATTAAGAACGGCTAGCTGGAAGCCGTTGGCCGTAGGATCGATATGATTGTTATCAGGTTCTTGGTTATAGCCTTGGAATAGATAGTATTCTTTAGTAGAATGCTCACGATAAAGACCGGTATGTAGATTGGCTGAACCGTTATTATAGTTGGCAACAAAACCAATATCAACAATATCGGTCGTATAGTTGTTACCTGCCAAGTAGATCATCGAATCAGAAACTCTTAGAACTTCTGCATCTACTACGAAAGTGTTGCCAGAAAGTGTAAGGTCGCCGACGATATTAACATTACCAGTGATTGTACCACCAGCAGATGCGAACTTGGTATTAGCTAGATCAAATGCAGCGTTAGCAACCGTATAGCCAGCATTAGAGGAGGTGTATGCGGCGTTAGTTACAACGTAGTTAGCATTTGCGGAAGTATAGGCTGCATTGAGAACTGTAAATGCAGAGTTTAACTTATCGAACGAAGCGTTAGAAACAACATAGTTGGCATTAGAACTTGTATAAGCAGCGTTAAGAACTGCATATGCCGCATTAGTTGTGGTGTAATTCATGTTTGCCATAGTGTAGGCAGCATTGACTACACCATAAGCAGAGTTGATTACATCAAAGGCTGCATTAGACTGATCTAGGAAATACTTACCACCAATCGTGATAACGTCCAGACCATTAGCAGAACCAATGAAAAGTTTGCCAGACTGATATGAATAGGCTAATTCCGCTTGCTGGAGCGAACCGCCAGGTGGCGTTCCGGTGGTACTAGAACGCTTGATTTGAATGATGGTATTTGACATGCCTTAAAAATCTCCTCCGTTTACAATAGGCAGTTCTCTAATAACAAACTTTCCTGTTGCCTGGTCGTAAACAACTGTATTGGTGTTAGCTATATTTGTTGCATTAACATCTTTTAGTTCTACAAGTGTATCAATATTTGAGGGTAATGCACTACCACCACCACCAGTATTTATGGTGATCCTATTCTTAGGTGTCGTAGTGACGTTAACCTTAGTTTGCTTAGGTGTAATCTTGATTGACATATAACTTATCCTGTGATGGATGGTGTTACATGGACAACGCCTTCAATCAATCTTGAACGAGTATTACCTACATTAACAATAGTCAAAATGTCAAAGAAATACGTTCCGACCTTTAGGTTGGCTGTATTAGCTGCTGACATTGAAATGAAAATCGTACCGTTGCTATTTGCTGTATCAGTGGTGCATACAAATGATGCAGATGCATTAGGAGATACTAGAGACCTCTTGAGGCTTCCTCTAATAGTATAACCGTTCAAATCTTGGGGCAAGTTTGTGTCATCATCGGTGATATCGATGGTAGTATAGAAGTCTGCGCCTTTGTCTATGTATAGTTCTACATACTCGGACATTTGTTTCCCTTTTGCTTATTTAGACCTTCTCATAATAAGCAATTCCTTTAGTATTTATCTAAACTTGGGTCCCTCTACCCAGATAACCAAAGACTTTCTGACTCCAGATGTGACAGGTGCTACCTTATGAGGAATGAAAGAAGGAAATGATACAATGGTTCCTCGTTTCATGGCAATCGTAATAGCATCTTCTTCTTTACCAGTATTGATCAAAAACTCACCACCAGTAAAATCTTCGCCAGGTGTATTCAGCAACATAACTAAACTTAACTTTCGTGTGTCACTGTTCTTAGTATTACCAAGATTTTCATCATACAATAAGTCAGTGTGCCACTCAAACTTTCCGTCTTTATCATATGTCGTGTATTGTATCGACTCATAGCCATGTAGATCGAACCCATAATAGTTGTTATTAACTCTATTGATCACATGGTTAAACTTATTGTAAAACCATTCTGTGGTATCATCTTTACCGATAAATGCCACTTTAGAAATTCTAACCTGATTGACATACTCATCGGTAACAATCTTGGCATCATTCAATTCTAGAGTTTCACAATAGTTTGCTATATTACCTATCTCCGAATCATCAAACACACCATCAATCCAAAAGTTAGAAGGTGTCATCCTTCTTCTCATAAACAAATCATTTGACACTTCACCATAACGCATTGTTATAATCCTTAAAGAGGAATAGTTGTTCCTGTATGAATTGCATGAATAACTAGATTGGCAAAAGCTGACGAAATCTTAGGATCACTGTTAGCGTAATCAAAGATGCGAACAGTTTCGGTTATATCAGCATTAACATTTGCTACTGCCTGTTGACTTGATTCCAGACGCAAGGCTTCTACATCTTCTAGTGTAAATGTTCCTGTGTCACCAACATGTTCTTTTAGTTCTGCAAGTTTAGTATCAACATTAACATCAACAATACTCTCTTGCAATTTGAGCCAATCGATAGGTGCTCTTAGAATGATGTCTTTTACAATCTGTTCATATGATGGTGCTGGTGTTTCGTAAATGCTCATGAACACATCTGTTCTGGTTGATAGTGGATAACCATCAGCGTTTACTTTTACAGTACCATCTTCATTGAAGGATGTGGCCAAATCCATTTCTGTTACTTTGTCTGTCCAATAGCGAACAAGAATGCCATGCTCTGATGAGTCCGCTTTAACTATTCTGTATCCTAGATTCATTTCTTATTGTTCCCTTTAAGATACTGGCCCGTTTCTTGTGCCTTGATTGATATATCTGATGTTTGTATTGCCTGTGATAGCATTGCCTTGTGAGCCAGATGCACCTGCTGAACCCGTGGATCCTTGTGCGCCGCCTGGTCCTGTTGGACCTGTAGAACCTGTAGGTCCTGTAGCACCTGCACCACCTCCGGCTGCACCAGCATGACCGCTGTGAGAACCGCCACCATGTCCTGCATGTCCGTGTCCTCCGCCGGCGCCAAAGCCACCGCCGTGACCACCTGTACCACCTCTAACATGACTGTGGTTGTTGTTTCCACCGTAATCGGCGTGACCACCGCCACCACCAGCACCGTTATTACTTGCACCATGGCCGCCGCCTGGGCCACCGCCGCCTGCGCCATGGCCGCCTGTACCTGCACCACCGCCACCACCGCCACCACCGGCAGTAATATGGCCACCGTGATGACCTACGGCGTAATAAACATAAACGTGATGACTACCGTAGCCGTGTGCAGCACCGCCGCCTCCGCCGCCTCCACCACCACCAGAACCACCAGGTCCTCCTGAACCGCCTGGTCCTCCAGATCCTCCTAGTCCACCAGGACCTCCAGGACCTCCTGATCCGCCAGAACCACCAGTAATTGTGTTATTGTTGTTTAGAATGAGTGCTGTTCCAGTCGCAGCATCGGCTTGAAATGATATGCCGCCTGTACCACCAGTTCCTCCAGTACCACCAGGTCCGCCTGTGCCGCCTGTTCCTCCAGGACCACCAGTTCCGCCTGTTTCGCCAGCGCCACCACCGCCTCCATGACCTGCACCAGATGTCGAGGCACCAGAAGCATGAGCACCACCGCCACCATGGCCGCCATGTCCTGCTGAACCAGATGAACCTGTAGAGCCTGTAGTACCTGTGTCACCAGTTGTTCCTGTTGTACCAGTTGCGCCGGCTGTTCCTGTTGAGCCAGTAATCGTTGCATTGTTTTCGATATAGAGCAATGAACCACCAGTCCATGACGAACTAGTTTTGAATGCTGGTGTAGAAGGATTTGACGAACCGATATTAGCATTAACGAAACAGAAAACATTAAGAGGATAGGTTGGATTACCCGCCTGTGTATATAGATCAACATTGTTCGTTGCTGAACTAATGTTGATGATCTTAGTTGGTCTTAATATCGGAAATACAAACATTCAAGCAACTCGCTTATCTAACGTCTGGTAGGAATGAACCGTATAGATTTGTGCCATCACATACGAATGAGAACAAGTCACGACGATTTGCAGCCGTTGTCAGGATTGGTGCGACACCAGCTGGCCATTTGAATACAGCATTCCATGTTAGTGTTCTGCTGCCAGTACCATCCTGTATCACATGTAGTATATATGTACCAACTCTGAGGTTAGTTGGCGCTGCAATTGTTCTATTACCACCAAGTGTAACATATGCAACCTGTCCAACTGAAACGTCCCAATTGATTGTGGCACCATCAGTTAGTGTCTGATTTCTAATGTTAGCATTAACTGTAACCGTACCTGTGAATGTAGGGCTAGAAATTGATGGTGATGATAGAGGTGCATAAGTGGCAGCGGCAAATGCATTTGCTGATGCGCCTACTTGCTGTGCGTATCCATTACCAGATGCACCGATAGATGTGGCTACAGATAGTGCATAAGCATTTCCACTAGTTGCCATTGCAGTAGCATAGGTATTACCAGCAGCACCAACTTGAACTGTATATCCATTAGCACCAGCAGAAACACCGTTAGCTTTAGCAAATGCAGCGGTTGTATTTTGAACTACTGATTCAATATCAGAGTTAGATGCAATTCTTCTATAGTTAGTTCCGTCGTTTGTAAATTCCCAAACGTCAGTTGCTTCATCCCATAGTAGTGCTACGTTAGTTGATGAACCACGATTGATTTCAATACCAGCATCTTGTGATGGTGCCGTACCTATTGGTAGATCAGCATTTAGTGTGATAATATTATCACCAACATTTAGTTGCTGTGTATTAGCATAAGTTGTGACGCCAGAGATCGTTAGGTTACCAGTAACTACTAGATCACCACTAACAGTGTCACCAGCTTTTCTTACATACGTTGCAATTGAGAATGTGTTTACTGCGTTGGCTACAACACCAGCTTGGTTTGCGGCAGTGAAGCCAGCATTAGCAGTACCATATGCTGCATTAGTAACTACATAGTTGGCATTTACAGAGGTGTATGCAGCATTCAATACCACAAAGGCTGCCGACAGGCGGACGTTATCGGTGTTGGCTTGTGTATAGACTGAATTAGTAACACCAAAAGCTGTATTCAAAACACCGTAGATGCTGTTTGCTCTACCGAAAGATGCGTTACCTACAGTGAAAGATGCGTTAATTAGGTTATAATTATTCTGATAATCGGCATAAGCATTAGCAGCATTTGATCCCAATGTCATTGCTAGGCTGTATGCGTCATTTGCTTTTGTAAAGCCTGCGTTAGCAGTAACATATGATGAATTAGTTACCGTGTAAGCTGATGCAACGTTAATGTTAATGTTGTTTGCAAAGTCATAGATGCCGTTAGCAAAAGTATATACGGAATTGACACGACCGAAGCCTGAATTGGCAACAGTGAATGCACTATTCGATACGACATAGTTGGCATTACCAGAGACAAAAGCCGCAGACAGGCGGACGTTATCTGTATTAGCCTGAGTGAAGGCGGCATTAAGAACAACATAAGCCGCACTTAGTCTAACATTGTCGGTATTTGACTGGGTGAATGCTGAGTTTAGCACAACATATGCGGCTGATAGTCGAACGTTATCTGTATTTGACTGGGTGAATGCTGAATTAGTGACTACATAGTTGGCATTAGCTGAGGTATAAGCTGCATTTAATACGTTGTATGCCTGTGTAAGTCTAACGTTATCTGTGTTTGACTGTGTAAAGGCTGCATTGGTTACTACATATGCTGCGGATAGTCTAACATTGTCGGTGTTTGATTGGACATAAACAGAATTGGTTGTCTGAAACACCAAGTTCATCTTCTCATGCTGTTCATTAGCATATAGAATGATCTGGTTTGTTTTGACTCTCCACTGATCAAATGTGTCAGTAAGGTTTACGTTTGCTAATCCCATGTTACTTTACCAGTCCTTTTAGAAGTTCTTTAATTTCTCGTAAGTCTTCCTTGATTGAGGATACTTCTTCTTTTACGGTGTCTAGTTCCCTGTCTCTTGTTTTTCTAGCCTTGTATGCAGCAAGAGATTTATTATCTTTATTTATAAGAAATCCTTCGGGGCTTCTGTAGATGCCTGGAATGTCTGTTTTAGCTTCTTTGCTCATAATCCTACTCTAGCATTTAGCAAATCGGTTATAATTTTACGTTCGTCATATGCTTCGATATCTTCTTCTCTATCTGTGCATCCATGAAACTCGGCAACATACTTTAGAGCCTGTACCCATTTAACTGCTTCATCGGGATGATACCCCATCATTCTTACAATCTTTTTAGCAGTAGTATCAATAAACTTTGGTGGTATAACTACACAACCTAGGCAGATATGATGATCTGTAATCGTTACGTTATAATCAAACCCATAACATGCCTTAGGTTTTCTGGTGACTACACTGTTAGCATATACTTTCAAGGAATCGTATATATCAGCACCACCATATACTTTAGCGTAGTTTAGAACCTCTGCATTGTTACGAACGATGGCATCACCATAAACCTCTGAGTAATCATAGACCATGGCATTATCCATTACTTTGACTTTACCATATACTTTAGAGTGTCCGCTTACTCTTGCATCACCATAAACTTGTGCTTCTTCATATACCTGACAGTCACCATATACTTTTGCTCTACCATATATCTTGGCGTTGCCATATACTCTAGCATAATCATTGATGATAACGTTCTCTGATACTCTTGCTTCACCATATACCATGGCAAATGGACCGATATAACAGTTATCGTCTACCTTGGCAGTTTCAGCAACCCATCCACCACCTCTGATATGCTGATGGGCGGGAACAGGTCCCGCACCATCTTGAAAGTCTATATCTACTTGTTCAACAAAATCACTTGAATCAAAACGAATTTCCATTTGTTCTCCATTACATTTGTAGAGCAATAACTCTTAGGTCACCGACACGTGGAACAATAGCAGAATTGAAGCCGTCGTTTAGTAGACCAATCTTAACTGCGAAATACTTATATGACTGATAAGTAACGCCAGCGTCAGTAGTATAGCTTAGAACATTAGCAACGCCACCATTTAGTGCAACTGGGCGACCGATTGTGGAAACAACAGTGTTACCAGTAACGATGCCACTTGAATTAACAACGTTTGCTGTTTCGCCAGTAGAGAATCCTGTGCCACTCATTACATAGATTGAGCCTTCGATGGCTGATACCTGTGCAGAGTTAGCAGAAGATAGTCCAGTTAGTGTATCACCAACATTGATTGTTGTACCAAGTGTATTTGTCACAGTTAGTCTATCAATAGTTGATGTAGGTACGAGATATGTGTATTCGATAAAGTCATTTCTATCATCTAGTGATGAATACTTAACATCGCCTGTACCATCTTTATATAGTTCTACCCATGGTCTATTGTCAAATGCTGTGTCATCTTCGGCATTTAGTGCCTTGAGCCATACCTTTACATCTGTTCCTGGTGGACGATATGCAGCAATGATAACTTGAATATCCTCTGCGTCTTGTCCTTCTGCTAGTGTAACAGTCTTTGAGATATACTTGTTAAGTAGCAGACCGTGAGTTGGATAAGTTTCACCACGGTAATCATTGTTGATGATATTGTCAAGAATGATAGAATGTGTTCTGTTTGTATCAACTAGTGGTGATACGGCATTAGATGATGAACGCATTGTTACTTGAACGTTCATTGACTGACCACCGGAGAGTAGAGCGTTTTCGTTTGTTCTTGAAAGAACGCCCTGCTCAGTCTTGAAGTAATGAACTTCTGATGGATCAACATCAATAAAGTTACCAGGAACACCAGCGATAGATGTTGTCTTGACTTTGAACTGGATATCAGTATTCTTGAATGACAAGAATGATGGTTCAAAAGTCATTGACGAATATCTAAAGTTAGAGATACCTTCGATCTTCTCAATGAAACCACGCTTGCTCCAATCAGTAGAAGCAATAACGTAATCGCCGTTGACGAAGCCACCACCAGAGCCACTTAGATGTAGCATTGATGTATCACCATTGATGTAGTAGTTTAGGCTACCACGAGCATTGGTGATATCGGATACAGTTCCGAAGATAGCTTTTGATAGTAGTGTAGTACCATCTAGAACATAGAAGTTCTCACCCTGGATGTAACCAGTGTTTGAACAATGAACTAGTCCGCCTGATACGTTAACAACGGTGCTGTTCTGGAATGAAACGTTACCGTGAATAACGTCACCGATAGAAATCGATCCGCCAGTCAAGCCAGAAACGGTTATCTTATCACCAGACATAAATGTTTCGCCATAGTTGCCATCGAAGGTGATCGTTTCGTTTCTAACGAATAGCTTTTCGATTGGCTTATTGGCTAGATATGCAACGCCGTCTGTGTTCTTAACGAACTCTGCACGATAGAACTTGCAGGTTAGATCGGTGTCTGGAATGATATCCCAGTTGGTGTTGTTGTTTGTCTGATAGAATGTACCAGTACCACGACGATCAACAACCTGACCGAGACCATTAACATCTGTCTGACCAAGTTTAGATACCCAAACATATAGATCAGGGTTAGCGTTAATTGGGTGAATAATAAACGCATACTGTGTATCGTTATACAAGAACACAGGTGCCTGGAATGTTACACGGCAAGGATTGCTACTGCCGTTTGTTGAAATTGGAACTGCTGCTGGATTATTGAAGAATACTTCTGAATAAGGAACAGTATTTCTAGTGATCTGCTGACCAGCATCCATTTCACGAATTTCACACCAGAAGCCCTTTGTACCAATTCTTGCTACGAAGATATCAACACTTGTTATGAAAATACCTTCTTCACCATTAGGCGCTTTGGCCAAGAATGAATAAGCCGCACAAGAATGTGAAGCTGGTGCTGGTGGTGGAGGAGCAGCAATTGATTCCCAATCTGATGATGGGAAGTCTTGAACAACTTTTTCAGTATGGTAAGAAACAGTCTTTGTTGTTAGAATTGAACGCTGCTTCTTAACGGCTGTACCAGATGCAGTAAATGTAGCAGCACCACCAGTTGAGATTTCATCTGGGATATCTGATCTAGTCTTTACTACGTTTGGATCAACTGGATAACGGCTGTCAATAACCAACATGCTACGCTCACCAACACGGAACTGACCCTGTGTTACTTGGAACTGGAAGTTTAGAGCACCGTTAGCGTCAGTAACTAGGTCAGTACCGAATGATGACCATGGTGTTAGTGAAGATGGTGCTGGTAGTGTGGTGTTAGATGCGCTTGTTGTTCCCTTTGTCAAATCGATAACTGTGTTTGGTGATAGACCAAACTGACCGTTCTGAATGATCCAGCCAAACTGATTTGCTGTTAGAGGACGGGCATTGTTAGCAACTGATACGTTATCAAAGTATGGCCACATGCGAGTGTATGGCTTCATACCGGTACAACGAACGGTGATCATCTGCGGACGAATATATGGGTAAGACTGAATGTCGATTACCTTATAGTCTGTCTGCACAACGTCGGCACCTGATGCTTCCCAATACTGTGTACCAGAACGATTGTTGTTATATACAGTCTCAACTGTAACACCAGGACCGCCGATTGGGTTATTAGAGTTAGCTACGCTTCTAGCTTGATCGTATGTTGAATATGTACCAACGTATGATCTGCTTGAGCCAGTGCCACGATAAACTTTATAGCCAGTGACCCACTTGTTCCATGATGCCCATTGTGTGCTGTTGAGAACATCGACAACACCTGATGTGGCATTTGCAGTAAATGTACCAAAGTTGGTTACTGTGTTACCAGAATAGCCATACTTGTTTGTGGTATAGGCATTGTTTAGATATCCTGAAGCCTGTGATCCGTAAGTGACGATTGAAACAGACTTGTTAGATAGCTGCTCATCTGGCATTAGTGTAGTATCAATCCAGATATCATTATCTGGGTATAGATTAACTGTGCCTAGGAACAACCAAGACTGACGTTCAACATTGACTTCTACGGTTGCTCTTTGCTGTTTCCAGTATTCAACTTCTGTATATTGTAGAGTTACAACAGGGCTGCTATAACGAACATTCTGTCCAGTCTTATAGTCGTATGCGATTGTTTCCATCTTATACAATGGACGAATTGACTTTTCTTCGTCATCGAATGCTACACGCTGTTCTGGATCATCAGTGTTTGATAGCGAACTATCGTTGAATGTATCGGTAAAGATACCATTCTTAAAGCGATCATTACCAGCATCGTCTTTGATTGTCATGCTGGTTGCAGAACGTTCGAGGACAGATAGTGAGGTGTAATACTCTAGGTTAACGATACGCTGTTTCAATACACCAATATCACGCATTGTAAAGCGTAGGTTTGATAGTCTCTTAGCTGAACATGCTAGATCAGGACGTCCTAGAGATACTGCATACTGTGGTGACAGTGATGGGTATGGTTGAATATTGATAGAAGCAAGAGCCATAGAGCCAGGATAAATCTGTGGCATCTGTGGATTGATGCTTGGGATACCCTTAATGATCTGGAAGTTGCTGTCTTTATCAACTACAACCAAGTCAGTTCTACCGAGATAGTAATAGAAGTCATAAGTGATCAATGATGATGGCACTGGGAACTTCATACCAGTAGCAGGGTAGTTGAATGTCGTAGTTACTGCTGGGTTGACAGGAGCACCAGCTACAGTTGTGGAGCCAGTTACAGACGCAGCCTTAACTGGTCTAAAGTCTAGGCAGTTTCTTAGATCATATGATGCACCATTGATTGGTGACTTAAAGATCGGAACATTTTCTGTTCTGATATCAGTAGTTGGATCAAATAGAGTGTCATCATCTTCAATTGGGTATGAGTCAATAGAGAAGTAACCACCACGATTAGTGAAATCAGGTGTGAAGTAATCCAACTCTACTAGCAGTCTTGTGTTTGTGTCTAGTGTAACTGTAGGAGTAATTGTTGCGTGATCATAATGCGTATCTTTCTGACCATTGCTGAACACGAAAGATGACATAACATTAGAACCGTTTGTGTTTGATGTTGGATAAACACCATCAGTTCTGGCTCTAATGCTTCTGATACGATAAACATCAGAGAAGCCTAGATCATAAGGACCTACAATGCCAGCAACGTTGTTAGCACAATTGATCTTAACATAACGGCTAATGTTTAGGTTCTTTTCAATTTCAAGAGCGCCTGATCTTACAATTGGGTAAGATACTGTGACATAGAACACGCTTGGGAATGTTTCTTTAAGATCAAATCTTAGAGTTGTATCAGTTGCGGTAATTGTGCGCTGTGAGCCAGCATCAGAACCAATACCTGTTAGAGTGATCAAGTCACCAGACTTATAAATCTTAGAAATGGTATTTGTTGAAACAACGGCTGGTAGAGCGGAATCAACAGTTAGATATAGATTGTTGGCGATTGCTGTAACGTAATAGAAATTACCATTACCAGATAGCTGGATCTTATCACCAACGTTTAGTCTCTGGAATCTTGTACCTAGACCAACTAGCTGTGTAGTACCAGCACCAGATGCAGCGGTACCAGTCTGTGTAATAGCAGCAACGTTAGCACCGCCAGATGTCTGGTTGAATGTTAGATAGATTCCCTGTGCAGCACTAGCAGATAGTGTAGTTGAGCCGAATGGGAACTTTTCAATACCAGAAGGTAGTGATAGAGTGAATACACCGTTTGAGGCTGCCTGAACCGTAGAAGCTACACCATCGGTCTGATTAAAGATGAATGATGTATCTGTCTGTGATATATCACCAACGCTACGAATTGTCTTGGTAAAGTCAGAACCAGTTCTATAGAGTAGAGTTGAATCTGGAACTCTTTGAAGAACTGCATTTCCTGATGTATCAAGAATAACATCAGCACCCATTAGAGAACTTACACCAGAGCCAGCAGCATAGATGTTTCTTACGCTTGAGAATGTATTTGAGCCAAGCATCTTAACATCGGCTAGATATACATTATATCTTGCGTCATAGCCTGGTGTTCCGCTTACATATTCATATGATAGTAGTGTAGCAGAACCAATCTTAGAACCAGTCTGTGTGGCGATTGACCACTTCTTGGTGCTAATTCTATCCTGTGCAGTATTGTATAGTTCAACTGTCTTGGCTTTGTTTAGTTCCCAACCACCTACAAGTTCATTGACAGTTACATACTGCCCCATTGTAGCAGCGGCATACTGGCCGTTAACGTTAGAGAAAGTTAAACCCTTGTCAGTTGATAGATCGTAAGTTGATAGAGCGCCGACTTGATAACCCTGACAATAGCCAGAGCCAGGCGACACACCAACATAAAGTAGGCTATTGTTACCATCGTCGTAACGACCGTAGTTAGATCCTGTATTGTCATGCTCTTTAACAGTGATATCAAGACCATTAACAACATAGTCACCAGAGTTGTCATATGTTCTCTTAGCCATAGCATCATTGATATATGAATACTGTGTGTTGGCTAGATATGTCTTAACACGTCCTGCTTCGATGGTGAATAGAGTTACGAAGTTCTGAACATCTACAGTATCATCAATACCGACAACCTGTAGTTCTGGATTTAGTCTTAGACGATCAGCACCTGGTGCAGAGAAGTTTGATGCCTCCTGTGCAGGATCTAGTAGTGATGCGTCGGATGATGATGTTACAATTTCTTCTGAAATGTAGAAGCCAACTCTTGCGGTTGGGTTTGGGTTGTAACGATCAATAAC